CATCATCGATGTGTTCTTTTAAATCCTTCATTTGATTTCCTCCTATTATTTGTCCGAGAAAATAAAAAAGACCTCCCGATAGAATAGGCGTACTCCTGCATAGGTACACTTATCCCTTTAATAGGTCATATTAAATCAAAATAGTACTTGTAAGACTTTAAGCATATTAACTCCCGCTTCCCTGAGAGATAATATACGAATCGCGTTACTCAATTACTTTGAGGAAATAATTCCCTTACCTTATCGGACTATCTTTAATATACAATAAAAATTGTTTTTTGTCTATACCTCCATATTGAAAAAAGCCTCGTAATTGAGGCCATTTATGATTAAATAGTAATAACTCGCTCATTCTTAAACTTAAACACTATTGTATTGTCTTTATTGACTACCGCTTCATTCAGCATTGTATTCCACAAAACTGGATCGAAGGCTTGGATGAATTCCTGCTTATTCTTTATCTCCTTAACGAAAGATTTCATTGCTTCTGCTTTTTGACTTTTCATTTCTCGTTCGATCAGTGCTTCATCGAGTTGATCCTTGAGGGTTTGAAATTTCTCTAGGTGTGAATTGTATCGTTTCATATATTCATCCTGGTTTTGAGTCTTTGATGTATTGTCTTTAATCATTCCTTCGATTAAAAGCTTGATGTCGGATATTTCGTTATTTAAGTTTTCAATCTTACTGTCAACATCTGAGGTATCTGAAAGCACTGTGATTAGTTCATTGGTATCTTCCATAAGCTCTTTCTTGTTTACCATCACTTTGTTATAAGCTTGAACGAATCTTTCATTGATCGTTTCTTTTGATAAGCTTGGGGTATCACACTTATTAATGAACTTCTTGTTGCACTGCATGACAACTTTTCGATGTGGCGAGTTCGAATGCCAAACCTTAGCACCATAGAAGTGTCCACAGCATCCACAGATTAGTCTGGATGAATATGGATTGATGGATGAATAGGAGTATTTGAATCTTTCTCTAGAGCTCAGTTCTTCTCGTACAAGATTCCACTCCTCTTTTTCGATAATATATGGATGGCTATTCTCAACATAATACTGAGCAAGCACTCCATTATTCTTCTTAACTGTGTGGTCAAGGTAGTTTTCAACGTATCCCTTTTGAAGCAATGCATCGCCTTTGTATTTCTCATTGGTTAGAATCGAAGTGATATTTAACGTTGTCCATATCGTTTTCTTTGATGGTTTGGAATAATTGTTCTTGTTAAGAAACTCTGCAATTGATGACCTTGACCATCCATCTCTAAGAAATAACCGATAAATCAGTCTTACAATCTCCGCTTCATTCTTATTAATGACGATTTTGCCATCCACCTTATCATAACCTAAGAAATTTTTATAAGGCATTTTGACCTTACCTTCTTTATAACTCCATCGTATCCCCATCTTCACATTCTCACTTATGCTTCTGCTTTCTTCTTGAGCAATCGCAGCTAGCATGGAGAGTACCATTTCACCTTTTGGATCAAAGGTCCACAGGTTTTCCTTTTCGAAGAACACCTCAACACCTGCAGTCTTCAATTTTCTGATGTGAGTGATGGTATCTAGTGTGTTACGTGCGAAGCGTGAGATTGACTTGGTGATAATTAAGTTAATTTTACCTTCAAGGGCATCTTTAATCATCAGGTTGAAACTTGCTCTTCTTTTGGTGCTTGTTCCTGAAATACCTTCATCAGCATAGACGTTGACGTAATCCCAGTCTATTCTATCTTGAATAAAATCCTTGTAGTACTTGACCTGTGCTTCATAAGAACTGTACTGTTCATCCGAATCCGTTGAAACACGAGCATAGGCTGCAACCTTTCTCCGTTCCGATGAATTGATACTTTGTAGTGTTAGTGGGTTGATGGTTGATGGTATGACTCTAACTTTTCCCATGTTAATTCTCTCCTTTTTTCGCTATTTTTCTTTCTAGCTAAACTTGCTTTTTCCCTCATTTCAGGTGTCCAACTATCTTTTCTTGATAACTCTTTCCAAGTAATCACATCGACAGTACCATCAAGTAGATGAAGATCCATCTTGTTATCTTTCTGTGCAATCATGTAATCGACTTTCTTGTTGAACTTTCTTTCATCAAATGATGTCATTCCTAAATACTCATTCAGTGATTCATATAGACTTTTTTCTGGGATTCGTCTTGATTCACTACAGAATGCTTTACCTTGTGTGTTATAAGTTGTGCAAATCCAGAAATGCTGATTAGGTGTAGTCTTGTGTTGATAACCTCCACCACAGCACCCACATCTAATCTTGTTCGTAAATGGATAGTTGCTGCTGGATCGCTTCATGTTTGTTTTAAATCGACTAGCTCTTTGATTTCGAATAGTTGTTGCTAGATTGAATGTTTCTTTACTGATGATAGCTTCGTGATTATCTTCTACATGATATTGATGGAATTCACCTTTATTCATAATCTTCTTTTTTGTTAAATGGTTTTCTAAATATGTTTTTTGAAGAATTAAATCGCCCGTGTAGTTGATATTCTTTATGATTTGAAGAATAGTACCATAACTCCACAATTTAGAATAAAGCGGTTTAATACCTTCTTGATTGAGTTGCTTGGTTATTGCTAAGATACCTAAACCGTTAATATAAAAGTTGAATATCTTTTGAACCACCTCAGCTTGTTCAGGGACTACGATGAAGTTCTTATTCTCAACTTTATACCCGTAGAAATCTCTTGCACCCCATACAATACCCTTTTCAAAATCCCGCTTGATTCTCCATTTCATGTTTTCACTCACTGATCTAGCTTCTTCTTGGTAATAACTCGCTAAAACGGTAAGCATAAACTCTCCATCAGATGATAAGGTACTCAAGTTCTGAGATTCAAAATACACATCTACACCGAGTGCATTCATTTCCCTAATCGTTCTAATCACTGTTTCTGTGTTTCGACCAAATCTACTAATCGATTTCGTGATTATTAAATCAATCATTCCAGCTTTTGCATCTTCCACCATGCGTTTGAATTCAGGTCGGTCTTCTTTTGTTCCACTTATTCCTTCATCCGCATAAACCCTTATAAACTGCCATTTTGGATTAGAAGATATCATTTTGTTGTAATGACTAACTTGGCTTGAAAGCGATTGAAGCATGGCTTCCTTATCCGATGAAACCCGAGCATAAGCACAGACTCTTTTTAGCCTAACTAATGGCTCATCAACATCGATTTTGTTAATCTTTGTTCTCACTGTATCACTCCTTTTTTGTAGTACTATATATCACTCTTTCAGTGTTATTTATCAAGTCATTTAGCCTGAAAATGCTATAAGGTTTGATACAATGTTTTTTAGATAAATGAGATTCTGCTTTTATAAAATCAATTTCGGAGATTATACCTTTAAAAAACATAATTTCCACAACTTTAATGGCGTTCACATATCTATTCAGATTGTTCATGTTCACTCGCCTTACCTCCTTTCTTTAATGAATTCCAATACTGGTATCTACACGAGTCGTTACAGTACACTTTTTGTTTTTTACCAGCAATAAAATTTAGCTTTTTGCCACAATACCTACAGGTTTCGCTCTCATCCTTTTCTTTTAGGACATTTCGAACTGAGCCAACGGATATGTTTAACTCAGATGCTATCTTTTTGTACCCGAGACCCTTTTCATTCATTTGTAAGACTAAATTTTTGATTTCTGCTTTCATGTCTATTACCTCCTAAATCTAAGTCCGCAGAAATCGTGTAAAAGTTCGGGTTATTATAGTATTTTTAATAATTTTCTCTTTATTGCAACTAGGTTATAGTTTTTTGCATCAAAAAAGACCTCCGAGATATTATTCCCAGAGGTCAGTTTCTATTTCTTTAATTGTTCTTGGATGAGTTTTTCCGCTTCCGACAGAGTCGCTCTTCCTTGCATTTTATTACTAAAGGAAATGTAATCATTGATGATTGCTTCAATCTTTGACTGGTTTGTCTCTACAAACTCAACAGCTTTTTCTGTAGAACCTGTGATATTACTTACCCACTCACTCAGTCTCGAAACGACAGCGAGTTTCT